ACAGATCAAAAGGATGGGTTGAGGCAGCTAATGGCGATGTTAAGAACTCATTTACAGCAGATACAGATACGAGTTTATTTGATGACACAATCATGGTTCTCGCTACTAAACTCAAGTTTTTTCAAATTAAGAACTTCGATACAACGTCTTTACAACAAGATTACGACAGGTATTTAAGCGTAGCAAAAGCAAACGATAAAGGTAGTGCAACACTCAGTTTTGCTCCTTATCCAAGCAAAGTCCTAATTGGATACGCTAATATTCCTGATACTGGTTACGGTTCATAATGCGAAGTCAAAAGTTCTCGGCAAGAACAGCATCTTTACCATCACCAATTGGAGGATGGAACGCTAGAGATTCATTAGCAAATATGGATGCGATGGATGCTGTAACAATGGTCAATTGGTTTCCTACACCGACAGATATTCAGTTTCGTAAAGGCTACACTAAAAGAACGATAGGATTTTCAGGCAAAGCTAACTCATTAATGAATTGGGCTGGGCCATCAAGTCAGATATTATTCGCAGCAGTAGGTTCTGTTATCTATAACGTGCAAGGTGCGACGGCTTCTAGCTCAGTAACAGGCTTAACAAGCGATAAATGGCAACACGTTAATATCACAACATCAGGTGGGCATTATCTTGTTATATGTAACGGTGTTGATTCTGTACGAGTATTTGACGGAACAACATGGACAACACCTACAATTACAGGTGTAAGTTCAGCTAACTTTATTAACGTCAATTTATTTAAAAACAGGCTTTATTTTACTGAAAAAAATACGTTAAAAGTATGGTATTTACCTGTTAATTCGATTGCTGGTGCTGCTAGTCCATTAGATTTTGGTGCAATAGCAAGAAATGGTGGCTATTTACAGGCGATGGGTACTTGGACATTAGATGCTGGTCAAGGTGCTGACGATTATGCTGTATTTGCAACAAGCATGGGTGAGATTATTGTTTATAACGGTACTGATCCAACTGATCCTGCGACTTGGGCATTAAAAGGTGTATGGCAATTAGGCCAGACATTTAATCGTAGATGCTTTTTTAAATGGTCAGGTGACTTACTTTTACTTACTCAAGATGGATTAGTTCCATTAGCTTCAGCATTACAATCATCACGACTTGATCCACGAGTAAATTTAACAGATAAGATTTACTATGCTGTTAGTTTAGCAGCGACTACATATTCATCATTATTTGGATGGCAAATTACTTATTTTGCTAGTGAAAATATGTTGATTCTAAACATTCCTACATCAACAGGAATGGAACAATATGTCATGCACACAATTACTAAGTCATGGGCAAGATTTACAGGTTTTGAAGCATATTGCTTTGAGATACAAAACGACAGGCTTTATTTTGGCTCTAATGGCTATATAGGCAAGTTTTGGGATACTAATAGTGATAATGGTTCAAACATTACAGGTCAGGTACAACAAGCCTATAATTACTTTGAAATGCGTGGTCAGAATAAGCGTTTTACATTAGTAAGACCTATATTATTGACGGATAACGGTGTACCTAGTATCTTGGCTAACGTCAGTACAGACTTTCAAGAACAGAATACATTAGGTGCAGTACAGTTTAATCCTGGTGCTTATGCAGTAGGTCAATGGGATACCAGTTTGTGGGATCAAGCCACATGGGGTGGAACATTGACAGTTAATAAAGATTGGCAAGGTGTATCAGGTATTGGTTATTGTGCAGGACTTAACTTAAGCATTGCATCGCAAAACATTGAAGTACATTGGGCATCAACAGATTTTGTCTTTGAACCTGGTGGCATATTGTAGTTTTTTAGTAAAAAATCAAGTAAAATTACGGTATTGACCGAATACTTGGTTTTTCTTAATGGAGAAAGATATGGGTTTATTCGATCAATTAGGTACACAAACAAATTCTATGGGTAACTCAGGTTTAATAGCAGGAACACCTAGTCAAATAGGAAATACTTTATACCCACCCACGCCATCAACATCAAGCCCAACAGGTTATGTTGATTCTCAAGGCACACCTGTAACAAGAGCAGGCGGTGTATATAATCCAAATGGGCCAGAAGTAGATCATGGATTTATGCATAGTTTTAATGGTGTGCCTAATATGCAAGCACCGACAAGTGGTCAAACAACACCTACGCAGAATGCGTATGGAACTAACCCATATTTAAATTCAACTAATCCATATATTCAAGCTGCAAATGCTACAGCATCAGGCAATATAAACGCTGCTAACGCTGCTACTTCTGCTAATCGAGTCAATCAAAACACTCCTTATGGTAGTTTACAGTATTCACAGACAGGAACAGATGCTAACGGTAATCCTATTTGGTCAGCAAATCAGACCTTATCACAACCATTAGAAAACTTAACAAATACATCTTTAAATAATTTACAACAAAGTTTAAATACTCCTGCTTATGGCATTAATCCTGGTCAAACGTATTCAGATGCAATTATGTCTAGGTTACAGCCACAGATTGCACATCAAAATGAAATGTCAGATCAGCAATTAGCAAATCAAGGCATTATGCCAGGCTCACAAGCCTATGAAAACGCTAAACGAGTTTTAGGTCAGCAACAGAATGATTTATTAACAAGTGCAATCATTGGTGGCATGAATACAGGTTTACAAGCACAACAATTACAGAATACGACTGCTGCTAATGTCAAGGCATTGGGTACACCTAGTTATGTTAATCCGTACAATCAAGCTGCTGTGGCTGCACCAGACTATTTAGGTGCATACTCTACGGCTAACGCTGCTGATATTGCTAAAGCAAATGCTCAAATGGCACAACAAACAGCACAAATGAACGGATTATTAGGATTAGGTTCAAGTGCGTTGTTAGGTGGAACAGGAACAGGTAGTGTATTAGGTACTGCGGCAGGCGGATTATCTGACTTATATAAATACTTTAATTCGTTAAATCCTGCAGTTGCATCAGGTCAAACTCCTGCATATAACGCTATGACAGGTTTAACAGGTAATGAATCGACTAATTTAGATTATTTCAATGCTAATCCAACTGATTTAAGTTATTTAAATTCTTTCTAATATGAAACCATCTGAAATCATTACTGCTGATTCTGTACGTAGAAATGCTGATTCTAAGCATGAATTAGAATTTGTTAATCAGTTAATTAATCAACACAATGGTTTGTTATTGCAAGCAAATAATACAATCATTTTGCTTGTACCTATTGATAAAAACAAAGTAGAGATGCACTTATATACAGCGGATAATCCATTAAAATTAATGAAATCAGCGATGGAATTAGAAAAAAAGATTAAAGATTCAGAAATTGAATTTATTTATTATCAAGAAACTAATCCACAAATAACAGAAATGTTAAGAAGATTGGATTTAGTTATAGAAAAATCAGATTTACCTGACTATGATTGGATGATCAATGTGCGGAGGTAGTAGTCCTTTAGCTCCTATTGTGGATACTGTCGAAGATATAGGCGGTACTATTGGTGATCTCGGCAATCAAGTTGATCAAGCCGTTAATGACAATGTGCCTGGTGGGTGGGTGACAGTAGGTGCAGCCGCTTTAGGTGGTGCAGGAGCTTTAGGTGCTTTTGGTGCAGGTGCAGCAGCAGGATCAGAATTAGCTGCTTTAGAAGCTGACGCTGCAATTCAAGCAGGATTGGCAGCAGAAGCAGGTACTGGAGTTGGAGCAGGAGTTGGAGCAGGAACTGTGGCAGGTGCAGACGCAGTAATGCCTGGTGCTTTAGCTAGTGAAATAGCAGGAGAAAGTACAGTAGCACCTGATGTTTTAGCAAATACTTCACCACAAGATTTAGCAAATGCTTTAAGAAGTTCAGATGTAACTATACCTAGCAACATTGGTTTAACAGGAAATGAAGCAAGTAATTTAACTAATTTTACGACACCAAGTGATGTTAGTTATTTAGATAATATTGTTACACCATCACAACCTATAGATGTCACAGTTCCTCAAAATATAGGATTAACAGGTAATGAGGCTACAAATTTAAGTAGTTTTACAACTCCTACTGACACATCATATTTGAATGATTTTGTTCCAACAGATACAGGAACAGCACAAATTGGTAGTGGAACTTCTTTAAGTCCTGACGCAGCTAATAATAAATTAAGTCAATTTTATAATGTTGCAAATCCTGAAACACAAGCAAACTTAGGAACAGTCAGTAACTTAGTTGGTGGTGGTGCTGAGAGCAATTTAGCAACATTAGATAGTTTAAGTAATCCATTATTGCCTACAACTGGTGCTGGTATTGGTGGTGCTGAATTAGGAGCAACAGGAAGCATTATAGGAAGTGGTGAAGGACTTGGAACACAAACATTAACAGATACATTAGCACCAACAGGATTAAATGGATTAACGGTAAATGATTTAAATTCTCAGCCATTACTTAATAATGGTACAGTTTCTACAACGTCAGCAAAAGATGTTGCAGATGCTTTACGCAGAGCAAATCAACTTAAAAACTTATTATCATTTAATCAGCAATTAGTTAAAAATCAACAGACTTTACAACAGTCTCAAGCATTAGGTAATTTATTAAAGACAAATCAATTTACACCTACTGTCGCACCTGATGTATATAAAGCAAAAAATCCATTTTATTTCAGTTCGCAAGAACCAATACAAGGTAATCCATTAGCATCATTATTAAGGAACAATTATGGCAACAGCTAATCCATTTAGTTTACCAAGCATAGGTGCTGATAATCCATTAGCTCCTGAATACTTAGCATTAGAACGTCAGAAAAA